GCATACCGTAGTTGTCGATCTTCTCTTCGTTCCCGACGAGGGTCTCAGTGGCCACGCCCTTACCGCGCAGCTTGGTAACCATCGGGATGTTCATGTCCTCGCCGCCCGCCTTCAATTCGCTGCGAGTGCGAATGATCGCGGTCAGGCCTTCGCCCATGTAGGGCGAGAACATATTCTGCCGATAAGCTTCCCGGTTGATGTCCTGAGTGTACCGGACCAGCTTATTATTATTCTCGATAGTTGTCACGGCCATAGCCGTAACTCCTCTTCATGCTCGATATGGTCGGGTCCGTTTCGGACCCAGCCGTATCGTCTCCTATCCGGGTCGTTCGAACTTGCCCGACGCGTACTCGAATAGGCTCTTATCGCTCAGGTCACCGAGCACCCCAACCCCATTACCTGTGGCAGCGGTGCTCTTAGAGAGCGACGGTGGCAATCTTACTGCGGTAGGTTGAGCGACGGCAGCTCCGCCTCGGACTTTCTCAATCAGACTGGCCGCGAACGCGGGATCGGCCAACCTGGCCGTCAACTGGCTTTCAAACCAGGCTGACGGATCGTCCCCCACAGTCTTAAGTGCCTCATGCCGACGATGCCACTTGACGACCTCGTCATAGCGATTGGGTGAGGTAACGACCTTCTCGTAGTCCGCAACATCGAGGCTCTCGTTGTTCTTGGCCTCGATAAACGCCTTCTCAGCCTCTAGCACTTTGTCTTGCCCGTGCGTCGAATACGCCAGCATTCTACCCATGTGCATCAGCGTTTTGCGGGTTTCTTCCGCGAACGGCTGTAGAGTTTTCATGAGTAGGGCTTGCGCAGCCTGGTCGGGATTCTCGAAGAAATCCGGGGGTTTCTCCTCCCGGCGGAGTGAGGCCTCGATACCAGCAAGACGTTCAGCAAGCTGTCTTGCATTGTTCTCGGCAATCCTTCGAGCTTCGGACTCCTCGCGCAGACGCCATGACGGAATATTGGCCTCTGGGTCGGGAGTCGTCACAGCCGGAGCAGGCGCTGGTGCCGGTGACGGCTCCGGAGCAGGCGCGGGCTCGAGTTGTGGTGCTAGTTGAGCATCCGCAAACATCTCTGCTTGCAGTTGTTCGGGCGTTCTCTCGTTTTCGTCTGCCATCTTAGCCTACCTTTCGCTGTATCGTAGCGTGTACGAGGCCGGACATTTCGCTTCCGGCAAGCGTGGCCCGCTATCGCGGGGCCCTAGCGTTTTCGATAATCTCCCGGGCGAAGGCTGTCAATGCCTCCGCGGCGCTTAGGCGCTACACTTTCGCGGGCCTTAGACAGGGCAATTGCCACGGCTTGCTTTTGCGGTTTGCCCGCGGCAATCTCGGTACGTATGTTAGTCGAGATTTTTTCCCGACTTTTACCCGGCACAAGAGGCATTGGAGTAAACTCCTTAGGGATTCGGCCACAGCCTAATCCCGGACCCGGCGAACAGTCGCCACAGCACCAAGATAGCTACTAACACCAGTACTACCAACAGGATGTTGACCACCATCGCTGGCAGGTGCAGGCCGATCGCGCCCAGCACCCAGATAATTAGAAAGTAACAGAGCGCGATTCCACAGATGTAGATCAGCGCATAGATGACACGTTCGACCATTAGTACCTCCCAGAGAGTATACTTTCACCGAGCTTATCGGTGAATCTTGGGAACGTAGGTCCGAGGTCGTCTAGGCTTTTCGCGGGCCCGGGGGCGGGGTTCCCCGCGTTGGAGAGAAGTGAGGCGAGTTGGATGCCCTGGTCTCGCGGCCGAGCCGCCGCTCCTGACGCTCCTGCCACAGCCGTAGTCCCACCTCCTTGCGGAAGTTCTCCACCTTCGACTTTTGCCTTCCAGAGATCGGTAAAGTCCTTGCTCGTGACATTATCAACACTCCCAAATCGCGCCTTAAGCGCGTCGGGGATGTTACCCCAGATAGCCTTCTTGGCCCAACCAGCCCCCTTCTCTTGCCCTTCGGCGGTCGAATACATATTCTGCCAGGCTGGGGCGTTCGGGCGCGCGAAGTGCGCAGCGGACCCGCCCACGCCTTGCTGATGGATCATATAAATCTCGGTCGGGGTTGGAGCCCGCCCAAAACGGGCCTGAAACGCCTTGCTCTCTGCGGCTATTTTGTTGGCCGCGGCTGCGACATTGGGCTCAGGAGCATAGATATCTCCCTGCCCCCCATACTTCTTAAACTCAGGCCAGGACATCTGGAACAGGCCGCGATAGCTTCCAGTTGTGTTACGAGGGTCTCCCCCGGACTCAATCTGCATGATCCGTCGCATAAGTGCGGGATCAACACCCGCGCGGCGAGCGTGTGATTCGATATAGGGGTCGTAGGGTCCGCCCTTCGGGCGACGAGGGACGATTGTACCCGGCACGTCAGGCACGAACAGCTCCGGGCCATTCTCACCAACGATCGCAGTCTCGCCGAGGGCAGGTCTTCCGCCCTCGGCAAAACCCTTTGGGCTCTTGCCTGTGGCTTTCTGGGCCTGTTGTTTGAGCTGTTGAACATGCTTGTCCCTCTGCGCTTGCAGGCTCATCACATTCTTGGCCTGGCCCATGGCCAAGTCCTGTTGACCCTTGGCCCGGGTAGTTTGCATCTTATCGAACTCGGTCGCGCCCTTGATCTGCGCGACCTCGCGAGCACCCTGAACCTTAACCATAGACTCTTGCATTTTCATCTGGTGTTCGTCGCGCTTCATCTGGTGTTCTTGCACCTTACCAGCCGCGTCGAGCTGACGCTCTATGATCCCATGCGCCCCGCCCTGTTGCTTTTCCTGGGCCGTCGCGATGTTCAGGGCCGTCTTGGATTTGGTCTCGTCCACCTTGGCGGCTTCGCCAGCAATCGTAATTTGCTGAGCCTGTTGCTTGACCGGGTCTGGCTTCTCAATCAACGCCAAAAGTTTCCGCTTCAAACTGGCTTGAAGCGGAGCAAGTTCAAGGAGGATTTGGGGAGGAATGTTAGCGCCCTGGGCGGTCAGCGCGACCAGAGTATCATACGAGTCACCCATCATGTTAACCTCATCAGGACCCTCATCCAGTGTGAAGTTAACATCCAGTTGGCCGACCGCGTTAACTAAACGCGGGTAACCCATCTCATCAAGGCCCACCCCGTTGATCTGCACCAACTGCGCGATGCCCTCGTCGTCCGTGACCCGGATGTAGCGCTCTGCAGTCCAATATCGCTGGATCGCGCACCAGATAGCCCGGTAAAGGCGCAGTTTCCAGTTCTTCACGTTAATCACAAAGGGGCCCAGCTCGGCAATCCCGGCCTGCTGAAGCAGGTTAATCGCGCGCCCGGACTTGTATTCGAGCCCTTGCCCAATCAGGGCCGGGTTCGGCCCAAAGTTCTCTATTTCGTTTTTAGCGTCTTCGAGGAATTTGAGTTGGCCTTCGACGTTCGCGATCCGGGCTTGATCGTCGAACTCCATCTCGAAGCCCTTGTTGTATATGACAACCCCATCTGGCCGCACAGCCTCTCGACGAGTGACCTCGATGTCACTAAAGGCACCGTCTTCGGCTTTGATCCTTCGGGAGTTGAGCTCATGGAGGCCCTTGGACCGCCGTTGATTTACCTCGTCTTGAGAGCTCTTTAAGCCCCTTGGAAAGCCATAGCGGTCGCCATCGTGATCTACGAACGCCGAGAACATGATATACTTGCAGATCATCTCGTTCTTCTCGTTGAAGAAGTACCCCTTCCCTTCGTCGATTTTCAACGAGCCCGTAAATAAGCACCATCTCCATTCGCCCTCGCACTTGTACCAGATATCAACTACCCGCACGCGCTTGTGCGTCGGGTCAGTGTCAAACCATCGCCGCTCCCTATCAGGTTGACTCGTCAACTCCGATCCGCTTTGGCTCTGATCTTCAATCTGCTTGGCAACACTCTTAGAGGGAGCAAGCTGGATCGCATCCTCCATGTCCAACCACTTACCAGTGCCCATATAACGAGCATCGCTAAAGTCATGGTCAAAGCAGCGAGGATCATAGAAGAAGCTATCAGTTTTAACGCCTGCGAAACCAACATCAGTGTCATTCTTGTCCCCCTTAACCAACATCATCTCTACGCCGCCGATCCCATCTACAGCGCCATTTTCAATGGCGAAGGGGAACCGCGACTCGCGAAGGTCGCTCTCGACCACATACCGCACGCAGGCGGTGGCCAGCTCGGCCCCCATCTCGTCGGTACCCCGAGGATTTCTCGGATAGGCCTTTGGGTCCTGCTTGATCTTCTCCATCAGCCCCACGATGGAGTCAATCTTCCTGCCAATCCGGTTATAAGTGACCACCGGTTGGCGGCGCAGGTTGAATATCTCAACCTGTCCCGGCGTCCACTGTGCCCCGTGCCGGTACTGCCGAGCGACCTTCTGCTCGTCAATTTCCTCGGTCTTCGACCCCAGATAGTCCATATAGCATCGCTTGCACTTCTCAAGCGACCAATAGCCATCCTCATCCCCATTCGAGTACTCAATCAGCTTATATCCCGTGCGGCCCTGGCCAGGCCCAGTAAACGCGGCCCCGGCACCGACCGCAGCCATCCCGCCGAGGAAGCTTCGGCGGCTCGGACCCTCACCCTCTTGGCTGGCTTGGTAACTCGGCATCAGCGTCTTCCTATAATCATTCTACGCTTGTAGAACGTCATCGAGGCCCGGATACCATAGTCGCTGTAAAGCCCCCGTCCGATGGGGTAGTCATACGTGGGCTCTTTGTCCGAGACCACGAATTGCGGCTCATAGAACAGATTTGCGTTGGTGTGGTGCTGCGCAGCGATTTGAAGGTCTGTGGCCTCGCCAACGACCATCGGCGTGTAGAACACATCAGGATCGGCAAAGTGTCCCACCGCGATATTCTGCGCCGCCTCCAAGGCAAAGACGGGCACGTAGAACGTGTCGGGGTCCTCAAAGAGGAATGGTAGGATTTGATTTGGCAGCGCCTCGACGTCGAATATCCCCTGATAGAACACATCAGGGTCGGCAAAGTGTCCCGGCGCGATATCTTGTGGCGCCTCGAGCGCCACAACTGGTGGGTAGAATGTCTGAGCATTAGCTAATAGTCCTACGTCTATGTTTAGCGCCGGAATGGCCAGTCCGACGCCGAGAGCAGCAAGGTTTGGTTGGCCTAGACCGACGTGACCGAGCACCTAACATGCTCCCATCTCAGCTAAAGATTTCGTCGGCACGGACCTGCGTAAGAATGCCGTCGGTTACGAGGTTGGCTTTCAGTGTTTGGGTCTTCTTTTTGTTCAAATTTATGCTTGGGTCGCTGGTAACGTTGTCCCAGTCCTTCGCCATCTTACCGTTGTCGCTCGTGCGGCGCAGTTGCAGTGCCTTGTACTCACCGTTAGTGAAGCGCGCGATGAAGTCGCCGGTTGGCAGCGTGCCAAGGGGCTCCATTGGGATAGTGGCGACGATGTTATCGCCCGCGTCCTTCTGCTCCTGGGTCGCGCCAGCGCCCGGCTCCCATTTCCAAGTCGAGCGGTCGTCGGCCTTACCGATCGAGCACGACACGACCGGGCTGACTTCGGCGATTGCGTCGTACAGTGTGCCCGCGTCCATCACATCCTCCCGCGAAATTCCATTCCAGAAGCAGCATCTATAG